GAATTGATAAATCTGTTCATCATTGGATAAGAAACATTCATATCTTCGGCAAGGTGTTTAATTTTATAACGCTTGTTTATTGTATTTTTAATATGCAAGCGCATAAAATCCGTTATATCTTGATTTTCAGAAAGGTAAATCATCATCCGCTTGTTCATTCGCTTGAATTTTAGTTTCTACTTTTGCACGCTCCAGGATATCGCAATCGAATCCTTGAAGGCGAGTAAAGAACTTTTCGTTCCATTCACGCCCGCGGATATCAAAAGATATCTCAACGGCATCATTTACGGAAACAGTTTCAATCAATGATGTTTTATCATTAATAAATTCAAATTGAATAACTTCCGGATACTTGGAATTTGTTTCAATGTTGATTTCTTGTTTTGCAAACTTTTCTGTTATTTGCACTTTTTCGTTAATTTTCTTAACTACTCCAATCATTTTGTAAATCATATATTTATTTTTTGTTTGTTACTTGTTTATAAGTTTCGTTGTAGTAATGTTCAAACTCATCATCTTCCCAACCTCCAACATATGCGCAACTGGCATCTTTCATTTGTTCTTTCTCCATTTTTTTAGCTTGTTGAAAAATATCACTTGTTATTCTATCAATAAATAACTTTCCATTCGAATCTTTATTCCAACTTAATTTTTCTGAACATAATTGCTCAAATAACCATTCAACCGCTGTTTGTTTCATCTTATTTATCATTTAATTCAGCAATACACATTGCATAAAACATCGAAGCATGTACTAACTTCTCATTCATAAATTCTTCTTTCTCAACATTGCGTTCATATTTAAGAACGGTTATTCTTTTGGCCGGTTCGATATGATCAACCTGGTGTATTGTTTTATTATCCCAATCGGAAAGCAAATCATCGCCGGTTGATATCATGCAATAAACAAGCTCGAATAATGGCTTATCATATAACAGCATATATGCAACGCCTTGCCATTCATATTTTGAGTTATGCGCTTCGGAAACAAATGCCGGAAATGTTTCTAAACTCCAGGATGTTTTGCAATCAATGATTGAATCTTCGGTTATTATATCGCATTCCCCGGATAAATATTCAGTTTCAACCCGAAGATTGTTTTTCTTGTAATCCGTAAATCTAACGGCATTTAACAAAGCAATTGATTCAAGTTCTTGATCAATGCCTTTCATTACTGGCTTGGTTCTTATTTCCGATTTATAACCATAAAAGTTTTGCTTTGCAATTTCCCGGATGTAAGTTTTTGCCCCTTCCGATAATGCTTCGGTTTTATTTCTTGGCGATGCCATTAAATTTCCGATTGAACTTGGATGCCATTTCATTAGTACTTGAAGCTAATTTTGTTTCTACTTCTCCAATTATAAATATCTTCAATAACAGTTCTATACTGTTCTGAATTAGCACAATCTACTAATGCAGATGGTTGTAATCTTAGCTTATGCATAAACTCATTAAAATCAAATTTATCATTTGAAAGCAAAGAAATAAAAGATCTAACAAAAGTAGTTCTATCATATCCATTATAATAAGTACCTACCATTCGTATTTTATTAGCCCAATCTTGAGCTAACTCAAAATCTTTACCAATCCAAGTACCTTCTTCAAAAATATTTTTAGGATTTATTAATTTTGTTGTTTGTGATGCTAAATAAGCATCTCCAGGCATTACTACATTAGAACATAAAGCTAAACAATTTGAAAAAGAAAAATCAGTATTTTTTAATGTAAATTCTCTAAGTTTTACATAAGATTCTACTTTCATATTTGCATATCCCTCCATGTAATCGCTTTTACTCCAATTCTTTTGATTAAGATTTAAAGTGTGAACTTCAGAAAGTGTATAACCTTTTACAATTATATAATAAACAAATGATTCAGCTTCTTGAGCAGCCATTAATCTATGCTGTCCATCAATTACTTCCATTCGTTCATTTACTAAAATTGGATTGCATTTCATTCCGTATTTATTAATACTATAAACTAATCGTTTAATGTGCTGTAAATTTGGAACTCTGTTTCCATCAATCTGTTTAAAGATTAATAAGTTACTTGTTTTGTAAACTTTGTTTACTTCATTTGTGTTTTGCACTTGGTTACTATTATTGGCCAGTGGTGCGGTGGTCATGTTAAACATATATTTATTTATTTATTTGGTTACTAATTAATAAGCTTTTACTTTGTAAATCCGTTAAAGAATAAGTTGCATGTAATTGTTCAACTGTAAATTTTTTATCTTCAATTGCTTGCAATGCTTTTTGAAATCTTTCATTGTCAATCGATGGCTTTGCTTTTGGAGCTGCGCTTGCGGTGTTGCCATCATCATCAACGGCTTGCAAAGATAAAAGCGATTGTAGTGTTCCCCTTCGGAAATAAGTAACCGCGGAAAGAATTTTTTGGGGATCTGTAATCAATGGCAATCTCATAAAAGATTCAATCATTTCCCCGGAATCAATATCAATTATTTGAGTAGTTACAACATCATCTTTGATTGGTTGTAATAACACAAGGCCATTTTCCCAAAGTAATGGTTCAACTGTTTCAAGCAATGCATTGATATCAGCATAACTCTTTTTAAAGTGTGGATTGGTTGCGTTCTTTTGAACTTTACCGATTAATTGTTTTGCGGCATGTAACTTCGCGTAAATTCCTTTTGGAGCGGTTGGCTCCGGTGTTTGTGTTGTTGGTTTCATCTTGTTGTTTTTAGTTGTTTATTTTGTAAAGTTAATCATTTATTTTATATATGCAAGTAAATTATTGTAAAAAAGTATAAAAGAATCAAAATCTTTTGCAATATAATAAATCCCGCCGGCGCTTTCAACCGATTCTTGATATTGTTTTTGAACTTCGGATTGTTTATCCTTGCCGAATTTTACTTCAATCTTTACGGAACGCCCCTGGATGATTGCGGAAATATCCGCGGATCCCTTGGTTCCGGTGCTTGGTGTAAACATCCCCTTCAATTGGCGGGTATTTTCCCCGACTTTAATCTTTTTACCTTCGCGATAAATTCCCATCGTGTTAATCCGTTCGGCTTGACAATTAGAGTAATTCAAGAACTTAATAATACATTTGGTTAATGCATTGGTTGAATTATCATTGTAATCTTCGGCAACAATATACGGGCAATTTGGATATTTCTTTTGAAGATATTCAACCTCCAGGGCTTTGAGCATTGCTTTGTTTTCTTTATTCATGGTTTAACGGTTTTAATTCCGCAAGCGTAACTGTCTTTGTATCGCATCGGAAAGTAAAATTATGTTCCATTTCGCCCTCCAGGTGCAAAATAGCATTATTAAAGAAATCTATTTTTGAAATATAGCCATTAATAAAAACCTTTGAAAAATCATTCATAACATAAATGCAGCAATAAAAATCGCATTGTTGATCATAATGATCGCATGGCAATTTAAATTGGTGCGCTAATCTTGGGGGATTATTTACGCGAGTTGCTTTAATTTCAATCTTTTTTTTATTCATTATAAAATCATAATCGCGATGCTGCGCATGAAATATTTCTTTTCCAATTGACGAAAAGTAATCAAGGAAACATATTTCGGCAATTGCCCCGGCAGCATTGCCATCGCCTTGAGTAAGGGATTTATTTAAAATTTGAAATTCATAAAGTTTTGCAGCTCTATTTACTTGGTCTAAATTTGGTGTAATTGTGATCATAAGTTCATTGCTTTAGTTGTTAATTCATCCCAAACATCCCCGACTTTCGGAGCGTTGAAATTTTCTATTTTAAAATACCGACCAGAACTGTTCCGGCCTTTTGTTAATTTAAGTTTATTAAACTTGGCATATTCGCCAACCCACTTCAAGAACCTTCGCGCTTCAAGATCCTTCCATCCCGCTGTTTCGTTTTTGAACATCTCAAGATAAGAATTATTAAAAATAAATTCATCAATTTTAATCGGATTATCATTTACAAAATCATAAAAATCTTTTGATGTTGCTTGGATGAATCTCTTTGCTTCGGCATTAATGGAAACCGATTTGAGCAATCCATTCTTTAAGAAGCTTTGCAAGTTGTGAATCATATAATTGTCAAATTTTGACCAGTCAATTTCCGACCATGAATCAAATAATAACCGGCCATAAATATCAAGGGGGGATCTTTGCGCGTTAAAGTATTGAAAGAACTCCAGTTCGTGCCTTCTTCGATCATGAGATGAACCGGCGCCGGCAATAACATAATTGGTAGTTAAAACTATTTTTGGGGATCTCTCAAATGGAATAAAGATTTCATCCTTGTTTTTTCTGTTTACTGTTATGCCTTCCGAAATCAATGAGAATAAATCTTCAAATACAAAATTTTTCTTAACATCATCCAGGGCTAAAATTTGAGAATCCAAATTTACTCTTTGATAAACAAAATCCCCTTTTAAGTTGAAAGCTTTGCCATCAATCTTTACAATCTTTCGAAGGTATCCGAGCGCGGTTAACATCAAAGATTTACCGGAACCGCCGTTTGCATTATCATCAATTTCTTGATCATTAAA